AACCAGTTACCAGCAAGGGCTGCGCGCCCCCCAGTTGCTAGGCTGCACTCCTGTCAGCCTTGGCCCTTGCTGGTTCTAACTCAGGCGATGAAAAATCGCTTTCACTGCAAGCCACATAGTCCGAGGCGGACTGGCTGAGTCTTTGTGCTTGTAATAGGTATTGATAGAGATTCCTGATTCAGCGCTCATTTGCGCAATGGTCAGGCCCGTATGTTTTCGCATTTCGTCTAGGGTCATGTGATTTTCTCCAAAGGAAAGCCCGCACTAGGCGGGCCGGGGGTTTAGTTGTAATTTTCAAAAGTCAGAGACCAATTGTCCGGCTCATCTGACCAATCTGAAAAGGCAACATTCGCAAAGGCAGCCTCTGCTAGGCTGATCTTGTCGTAAAGTTCTGATGAGGCTGGTGCGTTTATCCAGGCGGCGCGGGCTGCGGCAAAAGCTAGGTCAAGGTAATCAATTTGGCTTGTGTGGCTTTTGCCCGTCCATTCAATGTCGATTGTCATGGTCATGGTCATTGTCATTTCTCCTTGCTGACAATCTCTATATAACAAATGTGTTAGAGATGTGCAAGGCCTAATTATCAATTTTGTGAAATTTCTTCAAAAGAGGGGGGAAACCCATATGTCCGATAAAACTTTTGCCGACAAACTTGTGAGCGGAACCGTGAAGGTCACAGGCTGGTCACGAGACTTCAGCGCTGATGTGCTAGGCACGGCAGGTGGCGCGGTTCTCGCTTGGTTCGTGATTGGCATTTTCCCGCTCCCTGACATTGTGCAGGTCATTGGTGCCAGCGTTGTGGCGTCGATGCTTTGGAAGCGTAACCGCAGGGACAATGTCTAGTGAGCACCAGACAGCGCAATCAGTTCAAAGGCTCCTTGGCTGACGTTGCCCGCTATCGCAGCGAGCGCCGCTTTGGCTTCAAGGGCAAAGACTATGATTACACAGACCGCCTGCACTTGGCCGTCCTAAGCGCTTACACGCAAGCCAGCGTGCAGAACACTGACCAAAAGCTTGTCCTGGTCGATGCCGAGAACGGCAAGCGAAAGCTGACCCTGACGATTCTTGAATTGCAGACATTGCTAGACCGCTGTGACCGCGCATTGAAGCGCATGGAAATCGCACGGACTAAGGTTGATGAGGTGGCGGTCTGATGGGTGCCGCATGGCCTGCCGATAAAGTAGAGCGCCGCAAGGTCTCAGAGCTTGTGCCCTATGCGCGCAATGCTCGCACGCATAGTGACGCACAGGTTCGCCAGATAGCTGCAAGCATCGAAGAGTGGGGCTGGACCAATCCGGTCCTGGTCGATGAAAAGGGCGGCTTGATCGCAGGCCACGGGCGCTTAATGGCGGCGGATAAGCTGGGCTTGAAGGACGTTCCGGTCATGGTTGCGACGGGTTGGACCGAAGCGCAGAAGAAAGCCTATATTCTCGCAGACAACCAGCTAGCGCTTAATGCGGGCTGGGACACTGAAATGCTCTCGGTTGAATTGAAAGACCTTGAGGGCGAGTTTGACCTAGACCTGATCGGCTTTGGCGAGGACTTCCTTGCGGATTTGTTGATTGATGGCACTGAAGGCTTAACCGACCCTGACGAAATACCGGAAGTTCCTGACGAGCCACAAGCCAAGCTCGGTGACGTTTACAAGCTCGGCAAGCACAGGCTTGTGTGCGGGGACAGCACGGACGCTGATGTGGTTGCGAAGTGTCTGAATGGCGTTGAACCGCATCTGATGGTCACCGACCCGCCTTATGGGGTGGAGTATGATGCAAAGTGGCGGCAGGAGCGCGGTCTGCAAAAGGCTGGCGCATATGGTAAGGTTGAGAACGACGATAACGCAGATTGGAGCGAGGCGTGGGCGCTCTTTCCGGGCGACGTTGCCTACGTTTGGTGTGCGCCTGGCCCCCTTCAGTGTGTCGTCCACGATAGTCTTGTGTCTTCTGATATTCCGCCAAAGGCTCAGATTATTTGGGATAAAGGCCGCTTGGTTTTGGGGCGCGGTGATTATCATTACCAGCATGAAGTCTGCTGGTATGCCGTCAGAAAAGGCCGCAAAGGCCACTATAGCGGCGACAGGAAGCAAACAACCGTTTGGAACATAGACAAGCCTCGTAAAAGCGAGACCGGCCACTCCACGCAAAAGCCTGTCGAGTGTATGCGCAAGCCGATCATGAACAACAGCTCACCAGGACAAGCCATTTACGAGCCATTCTGCGGAAGCGGAACAACACTCATTGCCTGTGAGATGGAAGGACGCAGCTGTCACGCCATAGAGCTTAACCCTGCTTATATCGACGTCATCGTTAAACGCTGGGAAGACTTCACTGGTGAGAAGGCAGAACTAGAGCGGGAGCTTGAAGATGCCTGCTAAAGGTCAGATAAAGGAATTGAACGTCGAACAGCTCAAGGCGATGGTTCGCATACAATGCACAGCGGAAGAGTGTGCGGCTGTTTTAGGTATGTCTGCGGACACGCTCGACACTCGGCTTAAAGAGCTAGATTATGCGGGGTTTTCGGACTTCTATAAAAAGTACAGCCACGAGGGCATGGCCAGCTTGCGTCGCGCTCAATGGAAAGCGGCCACAGAGCAGCTAAACCCCACAATGCTAGTATGGATGGGTAAACAGATGCTCGGCCAACAGGACAAGACACAAACTCACCACACGGGCGAAGTAAAAATTCAGCGAGTTAAATTTGGCGACGGTTCAGATACCTAATAACTGGGTGCCTCGCCCCTATCAGAGAAAACTGTGGGACTTCTTCGAGAACGGCGGCCGCTATGCCGCTGTTGCTTGGCATCGCCGCGCTGGCAAGGATGATGTGTTGCTGAATCTCGCTGCGACATGGGTTATCGATGACCCGGCAACATACTGGCATATGCTTCCTGAATACGCACAGGCAAGAAAAGCGATCTGGAACGCTGTGGACCCGCACACTGGAATGCGCCGCATAGATCAGGCGTTCCCGCACGAGATTAGAGCGAACACGAATGATCAGGAAATGTTCATACGGTTCAAGACGGGCGCGACCTGGCAGCTAGTGGGGTCAGATAGCTATGATAAACTTGTCGGCAGCCCGCCGAAGGGCGTTGTGGCGTCAGAATGGGCGCTTGGCAACCCAGCGGCGTGGGCTTACCTTCGCCCGATCATTGCAGAAAACGGAGGGCGGGCCGCTTTCATCTCAACCTTCCGGGGACGCAATCACCATTTCCGACTTGTTGAACGAGCAAGGCAAGACCCGCTCTGGTTCGGGGAAACCCTAAGCGCAGAGCAAACCAGCGTTTTTAGCAAGGAAGATCTGGAGCGCGAACGCCGCGAGTATATAGACGAATACGGCTCAGAAGAAGGCGAGCAGCTTTATCGTCAAGAATTCCTGTGTGACCCGTCTGCCAGTATTCAAGGCTCATTCTATGGGTCAGAGATGCGCCGGGCTGATGAGGATGAGCGCATCGATGTGGTGCCATATGACAGCGCCTATCCAGTCTTCACGGGCTGGGATTTGGGATTCAATGACCAGACGGCCATCTGGTTTGCGCAACAGAAGGGCGATGCTCTCAAGATAATCGATTACGAGCGTGGCAGGAACCAGAACCTAAGCCACTTCGCTACCGTTCTGAAAGAGAAGCCTTACGACTATGGCGGGCACTTCCTGCCGCATGATGGGGCGAACAAGTCAAAGCAGACGGGATCCAGCTATCAGGAGATGCTAGAGGCTGCTGGCCTGAGCAATATTCAAGTTATGAGCCGAGCGCCTGACCTGGAAGCTGTTCTGCATGACATTAACACAGCCCGTCGCATGATTGGCATGTCTAGCTTCGACTCGAAGAAGTGCGAGCACGGAATTGATAGCCTGCGCAACTATCGCCGGGACTGGGATGACCGCTTGAAGACCTACAAGCAGCGCCCTTTGCACGATTGGGCTTCAGACGGGGCGGACGCCTTTAGAACATTAGCCGTAGCTTGGAATGCTGACTTGATGGTCACGACGCCAAGCGTTGATTTTAATATGCCTGAATTGAGTGTAGCATGAATGACATGAAGCTGCCGGAAGGCATAGAAAAGCGCGAATTGCTTAACTTGCTAACAGCGCAACGCGAGGCGGCGATAGGTTTCGACCAGGACCGTGAGCTAAACGAAGACCGCGCCCGCGCCCTCGACTATTACAAGGGTCGTCATGAGGGCTATGTGCAGAAAGATTTGCCTGTAAAAGGCAGCTCCCGCTCGCGCGTGGTGACGACAGAGGTAGCGGACCAGATTGAGACCATGTTGCCGGACCTGATGGAAGTTTTCACCAATGGTGATGACGTTCTGACTTTTCGGCCTATTGGTGATGAAGACGAGGAGCAGGCAGAGCAAGAATCTGATTACATCCGGCACGTATTCTTTAACGAAAATGACGGCTGGATGTTGCTTTACAACGCCTTCAAGGATGCGGGCATTAGCAAGACGGGCATCTTCAAGTTTTACTGGGATATTGACCCGGAATATGAGGAATATGAGACCGAAACTGACGAGATGGGGTTACAAGAGCTTGAAGCGCTTGGCCTTGAGATTGTCGATGTGTCTGAGCCCGATGAAATGGGCATCTATTCGGTTGTCGCGGCGAAAATGGTCAGAGACGGGCGTATATGCGTTGAGAACGTCGCGCCCGAAGATTTCGCAGTGACGCGCCATCATGGTGAGGTAAGCCTTAAGAAGGCTGATTATGTGGCGCACCGCACGCGGGTCACGATTCAAGAATTGCGCGCCCGTGGCTATGATGAGACGCTGCTGGCAGATCTTCATGAAGTTGAAGACTACGACGAAGATGTGGATTATGCCCGTGACACGGCATACGAGAACCAGGATGAAGAAGACCCCGGATCTGATGACCTTAAAGAGGTCGAGGTCATTGAGCACTATATTCGCCTAGACAGCGAGCAAAGCGGCGACCCGCAGCTGTGGCGGATTGTGACAGGCAATAATGAGCGGGTTGTATTGGAGGCAGAGAAGCGAGCACAGGTTGAGTTTGCCGCAATTTGCCCATTCCCGATGCCTCACCGCTTTTATGGTCAGTCAATCGCTGACAAGACCGTGCCGATTCAGAAGTGGAAGACATCAATCACGCGCCTTGCGAATGACGGTTTCGCCTTTAGCCTGTATGCGCGGCCTGAAGTGGCGAAGGACGAAATTGTGCCGGGCGCCACGATTGAGCAGTTATCTGACAACGCGCCGGGCAAGGCATTTGTGACCCGTTCGGGGAATGGCGTTAAAATGCACTCGTCAACGGCGAACCCTGGCGATGCTCTGGCTTATCTTGAGTATATCAACACGGTCAGCGAGGCCCGCACAGGCGTTACGCGCAATGCGCAGGGGCTCAACCCTGACACGCTGCATGACACAAAGGGCGGGGCTGAAATTCTAATTGGTGCGGCTCAAAAGCGGGTGCGCATGATGGCGCGCTTGTTTGCCGAGACGGGCCTAAA